AGGACTTAAACCTTCCCATTTTAAATATTCAAAAAGTAAAAGCTTACACTTATGTTGTACAACATCCTTATTGAAAGATGCTATTTTAAGTAATATTTTAGTTGCTATATTATCATTCATTATAAAATAACTGTATGTATTGTGTTGAGTGCTCTCTACAATTATACAATTATCTATACTAGTAAATACTTTATTACCATCATGTATACCATAATAATTTTGTTCATCTTGGTCAAAAACCTCAATGGTATCATTATGCTGATGTATTTTGTCCCATACATAATATTTTTCTTCATCATTTTTATAAACTTTTGTTGGATCTTGAATTTGAACCTGACATATCATATTTTCATAATTAGTAAATATGATAACATCTTTATAATTTTCTATACGTTCACGACAATATTTTAAAAACATATCGTTTATTTGATTGGATGATAATGTATCAATTAACGAATTAAATATATTAATTTTACCAGTAGGTTCAACTCCATTTTGTAAATCCAGTATTATATCTAATAACTTAGAATTTAAATCATAAATTTGTTGGGCGTTTTCGGGTAGTACTGATATTATATCGGTATAATGACGATCATATCTACTTCGAGATCTACTTGGAACTGCGTCTGAAACATCATTATATCTAGTTGGAACTGCGTCTGACATTTATATATATTACAAAATACAAAAAATTGTTTAAATTTTGTAATATATAATTTATTAATTGTGGTATTTTAAATTTATATTAGAAGTTCCTCTACATAAATGATATGAAAAAACTATAAAAAAATGAATATTTGAGTAAGAGGTTGAATTGTATCTAAAAAAATTTGATTGACATTTCTATTATTAGCCAATTTAAAGTAGTGATAAAAGGATGGAATTTAGGACTGCGTTTACTACAGCCGATGAATTAGCCAAGAGGACGGTGAGTGATTTTTTGGTATCACACCACAACAAGAAAGAAGCAGCCACAACCAAGGGAATTTTGGGACTTAGAAGCGAACGGACAAATTTTAACACAGAAATTCTGCCAATCTTGCGCCTTCTTTGTCCGTCCATTCGACCTATTTCAACATACCTGGATGTTGAGGAAAAACCACAATACGTTTTGACGTGGGACGAAGGGAGTTTGATTGTTCCAGAATTTGTCTTGGAAGAATCAGACAAGCATTTTGACGAATGGATGGCTCTTTTCGGAATTGGCGAGGAGCAAGATGCGGAGGAAGAGGAGGAGGAGGAAAAGTTTGACCCTTACTCAATGGTTCCCTTGGAAATGTTCTAAAAAATGAATTGGAACCATTTTTTTTATTTATAAACAATTATTCATTTTTTTTGATTATTACAATCCAATTTTGTTCTTCCCAAAATAGTTCATAAACAATATTTAGTTTACTAAGTGTTTTTATTAAATTTTCTCTATTATATATATAGTAGTATCGATTTTCTAAATTTTTTTTGGTTCGTTTTGAATGCCATGGAACCATATTATCTCCTAAAGATAATTTTTTTTTTACTATAGAATCACCTTGTTCATAACTCCAAAAGGTCAAAAATAATATTCCATTTGGTTCTAATCCATTTATTAAATTATAGATTGATTTGATACGTTTATCCTCACTATCGAGATGATGTATTACAGCTATTGATAATATAATATTATATTTTTGGTCTAATGGTTCTAAAATATTACCTACTGTTACATCAAGATTTTTATCTTCACATATTTTTACAAATTCCGGACATATATCTATTCCAGATACACTATTAAATCCAGAATTTTTAGCATAAATTAAATTGCGTCCATTTCCACATCCTGATTCAAAAATGGATAAATTATGTTTTTCTGGAATAGAATTGATAAAATTTTTAACACATGGCCATACGTAGCCTCTACTCTTATCAAATTCAGTTATAATATTACTATAAAGCATTTATTATATTTAAAAATCTAATAATTTTTATATCAATTTTTTATCATTTATTTTAAGTTTATCTAATTTTATATTAAATCACGGTTTTAAAGATATAGTTTTATTTTATTACACTATTACTTATAAATTTTTTATATTTTTGAAAGTATGGTTAAATATACATTTAATTATTAACGATACAAATACTGATGTTATAATAATATATAAATTTATTACTATAACAATAATATTAATGGAAGACGAATTGCTAAGGTTTATTATAAATTCGGATATTGATATTTTACAATTATCGAGTATTAAACCAAGAATACAATATAGTCAGCGTGATTTTGATATAAATGGATATCTACGATATATACAAAAGTATCCCAATTATATAATAGCTGATTGTTCTCTTGAAGATTGTAGTATATGTTTAGAAATTATAAAAAAACATGATAAAATATATAAATTAGATTGTGGTCATATTTTTCATGTAAAATGTTTAAATCAATGGAATAAAAATACTTGTCCATATTGTCGTAATGCTATTATTGTCATACAAAAATAATATATTGATAATAATCGGTGTAGGTGTAGGTACATTTAAAAAAATAATTTATGAATAGACTGTTTCCATAAATCCAGTTTTACGAATGAATACTTTAAAAGCATATTCGCAATCATAATAGTGTGTAATCAGTTTGAGTGTTCCTGACCTTGAACCGCATTTTTTACATTGAACAATGTCATCTAATTTAATAATATCTTCAGGATTTTCTTTTTTAGGATACATATCAATATTTAATAATTTAGTAAAATTTTGTATTAATTTTTCAGTAATTTCCGAAGTATGACACCCAAAACCACTTCCATAATAAATTTTAACATTGGTTATATGTAAGTTATTCAAAAATTCGAGTTGAATATTTGTGACTATACTATTAATGTTTGTATTGGCGTCAATATGTGCCATAAAATTATAAGTATTATTTATCATAAAACTAATAGCAGAACAAGTAGCTAAACCTGCGGTTTCAAGTGGTCCATATGATTTATGTAATATTTTATACTTTCCTTGAGATACATTATTCATATGAAGTGCCAATGTATATATTAATCTATAGAGTGTTTTTCGATATATTTAGAATTTTGGAAATTAAGAAAATCAAATTTATTATTCATAAAATCTACAAATTCGGTTTTAAATAGTTGTGATGTATTTATCCAATATTTATAATAAAAATAATTATCTATATATAGTCTCACTCTCATTCCAAAATTATTATTATCAAATAAAGACGGGTCTAATAAATACATTTTTTCAAGATTAAATGTTATTTTATTATAAATTATAAACAAAATATCTTTTTCTTTCATTGACATATTTTGATATATTTTATATAAATTATTATCAGATGAAGGTATATTTACATTTTGATATAAAAATTTAATTATATTATTCAGTTGTTCATAACGTTCAATTAAAAAATCATCAATTTTGTCAAAACTTACAATTACATTATCAATATATTCTTTTTGTTTAATTTGTTCTTTTTGAGTGCTATCTATATAAAATCCTATAAAAGCACCGGCTAAAATTAAACCTGTGGCGATTCCCTGCATATTATTGATATTTTCATAATAATTTGCTGGAACATAATCGTGAATAAATTTAACAGTTAAAATAAATATTATAATACTTATTAAAACAATATATAATATTATAAATTTATTCATATATAATATATTATGATAATTTTAACCAATATATTTAATTCAATATATAAAAATGTGTATAATAGCTTTCTTACTATAATTATTTTGGTGTTGTTATTTATCATTATGTATAAAATATATAAATTATATATTAAACAGTATATATATATTGGCTGTTTATATTCAAAAAGTGGTTTAATAGGGCAACCTTCTTATAATAATTACCAAATGTTATTAGAAGCTTTTAGGTATTCTATTAATAAATATAATGTTAATATAGCTATAGTTCCTATATATGTTGATTTAGGGAACAATCCCGATAATTATAGTAAATGGGTTGAAGAATGTGTAATAAAATATAATGTAAAATATTTTTTCGGATGTTGGAGTAGTGTAGAGAGGAAAACAATAATACCTTTACTTGAAAAATTCAATGTGCGTCTTTTTTATCCATTAAGAACTGAGGGGTTTGAGTATTGTAAAAATATTTATTATTTTGGACCATGTCCGAACCAATATATTATTCCTTCTTTAGAATATTTATTTGATAAGTATTATTTTTATCAAGATGTTTATATAATTGGAAATAATAGTATTTATTCACAAATTTTAATTAAAATAATTAGTAAATTATGTTTAGATAAAAAACAAAGATATGAAAAAAAACTAACTTATATTAAGTTATATGAATTACCGAATAGAGACTATTCAGATTTTATTATGACTATGTTTAAAACAACACCAAAAGGTGCTATATTAATTAATTTATTTGAAGGTATTTATTTTGTTGAATTTACAAAACAACTTTTTATAATGTATAAAGATTACTTTGTAAATACAACTAATAAATTAATAGATAATAATACTAAACTAATTAAATATTTAAATCAAAATATTGATAATGATAAAATACAATTAGAAGATAGATATCCGTCTGTTTCATTTGGTATAAATAATTATAATATTTCGAAAGAAAATATGTTATATTCAAAAAGGTCATATAATGTATCATCTTTTACAGATGTTATATTGACCGATAAAGTATATCAGATTTATGTAGGAAATAATGACGTGAAAAGAGACCTAGATTTTTTAATTCAATATATTAAAGATTATAATATAAATATAGGCGATGCTCAATATAGCACATTTATATCAACATTGTTTTTTGTAAAAACAATTAAAGAAATGTTAAATAAGGGTGAGAATATTAATGATACAAATGTATATGATAAATATATGAAAGGAATGGTAACTAGTGTAAGTGGCAATCATATACTTAATACAAATCATCATATCAGTATGCATTTATATATAAATTTAGTGGATGAAAATGGCAGAGGATTAATTGAACATCAATCATTTAATAATTTAGTTCCAAATCCTTTTATGGGAATTTATGATAAAATATTTACAACAAATGCTAACTATTTATATTATTCAGGGAATATACAATAATAAAACTATATAACAATATTATATATATATATAGGTTTATTAAAATGACAATAATATTGTATTTATTGCATAAAATAGTTAGTTTTTATTGTCTTCATAGAGTGAATATTTTTAAATTTATACGACTATTTAAAAATAAGTGGTTTTTATTTTTTTTAACAGGATATACTTGTATAAAATTATATAGAAATTCTATTAAAATACCATTTCAATTACTGCCATATTTAAATAAAAAACTAATAAATGCTACTATTGATATAAAAGAGAAATCTCAAAATCAAATTGTTACACTAAATAACAAAATAAGGGAAAAAATAGACATTGATATAAATCGATTACCACTAATTGGTCTGTCTGATAATATAATTATTGATTATATAAATATTATTAAAGAGCATGATACTACTTATAAATTAATTAGTGGATGTATTTATGATAGTGAAGAAAATATTCATAAAAATATTATGATGAGGGCGTATGAACAATATGCGTATTCAAATCCAATGCATGGGGATATTTATAATTCAGTTGTTTTTATGGAAAGAAATATAATATCTATGATTGGTTTTCTATTACATAATAATAATCCGTGTGGCACTATAACCAATGGTGGCACTGAAAGTTTATTTTTAGCAATAAAATCTTATCGTGATTTAAAACATACACATCTTCCAAATGTAGTAGTTCCTGATACAGTACATTGTAGTATTGATAAAATATGTCATTATTTGTGTATAAAAGTTATAAAAGTAGCTACAGACAAAGAACATCGTGTTTGTGCTAATAAATTAATGAGATATATTAATAATAGCACTATAGCAGTTATTTTATCAGCTCCATCGTATGGTTTTGGTGTTATGGATGATGTAGCTACAATAGCTCCTATTCTTTTCTCTAAAAATATACCACTACATGTAGATGCCTGTCTAGGAGGTTTTATCTGGATGTTTTTGGAAAATGGATATAGTGAAAAATATGGTTTTAATAATCAAGGTGTTACAAGTATTTCGGTATGTCTACACAAATATGGGTATGCGCAAAAAGGTGTGTCTTCAATAATTTATAGGGATGAAAAACTATTAAAGTCGCAATATTTTGCTACAAATGACTGGGATGGGGGATTTTATGTGTCTCCTTCATTTTCGGGTTCCAGAAGTGGCGGATTGGTCGCACAAGCTTGGGTGGGAATGTTATCGCGTGGATTGAGTGTTTATAAATCAAATGCTATAAATATTATAAATTTATCGGTTTATACTATTCATCAATTAGGTAAAATAACTGGACTTACTGTTTTTCCGCGTGATTTACATATTATTTGTTTTTCCTATGGTAATAGCACATATAAACTATATGATTTTTTATGTCAGCGTGGGTTTTTATTAAATGCTTTACAAAATCCATCAGCTATACATATTTGTATTACTTTACAGCATACAAAATCACTTATAGATGAATTATGTAATGAAATAGTTGCTTTTATAAATTCTGAAAAATCTATTGTTATTGAAGAAGGAATAGCTCCTATCTATGGGATGCGTTCGGGTCTTCCAATATATGCTAATGAAATTATTAATGTTTGTTTAAAATTATATCTATCATCTAAATATTCTAATAATTTATGAATTTTAAATATAAAAAATTGAATAAAATATAAAAATTGATATATTAATATATATATAATAATATAAATAAAGATGATTATTCCTATTAGATGTATGACTTGCGGTAATATGATTGCTAGTAAATGGAAGATGTATCAAGAGGTATTATCTACATCGAAAACCGAAGCTAGAACTAATCTAATTACAAATGATATTGAAGATTTAAAAAAACCGACGGCTGAATTAATGGCACTTGATGCCGTTGGTGTTCAACGTTATTGTTGTCGTAGACATTTATTAGCTCATACCGATATTATTGATATACTTTAAACTCGTATTGTTGTAGACATATTTTTATTTAAAACATAATAAATCGTTTGATTTTACAGCAACATCTACTATGCGCTAATTTATATACCTAATTATATATGGGTCAAGTGTAAAAACAGGTAATTTAGTTTTGATGATTTCAAAAGCTCTATTTCGACTTATATTACAAATAGTAGATAAATAATAGATTAATACTATTAGACTAATTCTACGACCATTATCACAAACTACTATAACGTTTTTATTTTCATTATAGTGAAATTGTATTAATTTTTCGGTTGCTTTTTTAGCAAATTCCTCAACTTTTTCTAAATACACATAATTTATTTCAACTGGTTGGATAGTTTCAAATAGTTTATTACAATTTAGAATTGATTTTATTTTTTTCTCTTGACACCATTCTAAGTTATCAGTTTGTTTTGCTTGTCCTAACCATAGACCTGTTATTATTTCCATTTGTTATATTTAAACAAATGGATAATAATTTTAAATAAAAATTATAAATCACTTATTCTTTTAATTGGAGGATGGTCTCGACTTAATTGATAAAAAGGGTTTCCAAAATTATTAAAATTTTTAACAAATTCATTTTCTAATTCAATAATATATTCATTATCATCATTGTCTAATTCAATTTCTTCTATACTATCACTCTTTTCAATATAATTATCAATTTGTTCTTCAATCTGACTATCTTCCATAATAGTAAATAGATTTTGTTTATTACGGTTTATAGAATGATAATAATCACTATTATTTTCATTTTCTAGTCGTTCAATCTCTTCAAAAACTTTTTTAAAATCACGTCTAAAATTATATTGTGATTGATTACCATTTTTATTATTATTATTTGTATAAATAGCTTTATCAAATGTTTGTATTTTTTCAATCATTTGCTCAAGTAAATTCAATTTATAATTACTTAAAATAAATAGATTATCACCCTTATATTCTACAAAACTACTATTACTAAAATTTTTCATAGATTGTATTACTTCAGTGACAAGAGCATGGTCTACTGTGCGATGAATAAATCGATATTCTCCATATTTTTTTCTATTTAATTCAAATTCGTTTTCTAGATTACTTAGTTCATTAATTAGTTCTTGTACACTTTCACGAGAATAGGCACTAACCAAAAATTTATGTTGTTCTGTTTTATATTCAATATATGCTCCATTTTTAACTTTACCAGTTATATCTTTGATATGACATCCATTTTTTCCAATAATAAAACTTACAGATTCAGGTTTTACTATTTTTTCACTATATAGTTTTTTATCCATTTAATATAGATAAGTATTGTATATTCTTTAAATCGTTACATTATTTACATATAAGGATATATTCAATTTTTTTGATCATTTTTTATTAAATCTTTATAATTAATTGATAAATTTAAAATCTATATAAAGATTGTATATTATATATATAATAAGATATAAAAAATCCGAATGTTTGGACATATGGACATTATAAAAAATATATATGATGCAATTAGTGTATATAAAAATAATTATCCTCTTCAGGAAAGGCAAATATTAGACCCATTAACAACAATGATAAAACTCGCTTTGTTGGGTTTTAAGCAAGATGGAACGAAACTTGCCATTGACGCGAACCGTATTTATTTCCAGGAACCAACGTTATTTCAGGGTTTTTGGCGTTGGGCATATGGAAATAAACGTTATGAACTGCATCATTTATTAAATCCAATACTTAAGGCAGTAAAACGATACGATATAAATACTTCTTCTATTAAGATGATATTTCAATGTTCTGTAATAGGTTTAGATAAGTTGAAAAGTAGTTATAATAATGCTAGTAATGTTGTAAATCATAGTTTAGACTTATACATGAGCATAATAAATAATGTAATTGTGCCTGATAGTGTGCGAAATAATAGTGCTATTTTTCATAGTGTTCAAGAAGACGAGGAGAATAATAAGCAAATATCTATTTTTCAAAATTTGTGGGCTGACGAAGAAATTATATTAGTAGCGAATATGTTAAACCAGATACAAAATAGTAAAAAAGACGCTAAAACATATATAGATGCGGTGAATACTATATTAGTAATGAAGGAAGATAGGGCTAATGAATTAATCAGTGAATTAACTCGACGGCTTTAAGTTAATAAAAAAATTGAAATTTAATAATATGTATTTAAAAATAACATATTAAATACATATTAAAACAACATGGATGATATAGAAAAACTCTTTCGGTCTCGCAAAACTATTTTACAAATGCTTATTGACCGTGGATATACAATTTCAAATGATTTAATGATAGAAGATAAGGATGCGTTTAAGAAGTTATTCTATAGTAAGACACTGGATTTCCGAGTAGACCAAGATGGTAAAACTTCAGTATATGTAAAATGGATGCTTAATTTTAAAATTAAACCTAATATGATTAAAGAAACAATAGATAATATTCGTGAAGACAATTTTTCGGATGATAATTCTAGTAAAATTATTTTAATAACAAAAGCTAAACCAAATACAAATATAAGTAAAATATTTAAGGATAAAGAATTTCGTGGAACAGAATTATTTTGGTTAAATACTGTAATTTTTAATATTACACATCATATTTTAGTCCCAAAACATACTAAAATGACAGATGACGAAGTAAAAAAATTATTGGGAGAATTATTTATACAAAATAAATTTCATTTACCAATCATGTTAAAGAGTGATCCTATTACTCGGTATCTGGACTTGTCATCAGGAGATGTTTGTCGTATTACACGATATAGTCCTACAAGTGGGGAATATTTTAGTTATAGAGTAGTTAAATAGTTTTTTAATTTCTCAGGAATATCATATAATGAAGAATAGATTGTCTAATAATCAGATATATAATAAATATTATATGGATACTAGAACATATACAATACCTATAGTTTATTATGGTGAAAAACCTACAATTGACCATTTATCATATAAACAATATATAAATACGGTTCAGTCTGGTAGTATTAAACCTAAAGATAATCCTGTTAAAAATATTGAAAAAAAAATGATAAATTTAGAAATAGAGATACATTCACTGGATGACCTCATTGAATTGGCTAAGAAGATTGGTGTTGATTATAAAATAGCACCTGATATTGAATATAACATAGATTTGCCAATGATTAAAAATTTATTACCTGAAATGAATAGTTTAAATGAAATGATAGGACAACGGGGTCTAAAAACCCAAGTTGCTCATCTTATTTTATTTTTTAGTCTACACCTTGATATTAAAAATGATGATTTATTACATACAATTATTGATGGTTCACCTGGCACAGGTAAGACTGAATTTGCTCAAAAAATAGCAAAAATCTATTTAAAATTAGGTATATTAAAGCGCGATATATTTAAAAAAGTAAAACGTAGTGATTTAATTGCTGGATATTTGGGGCAAACAGCATTAAAGACGGAAGAAGTATTAGATGAGGTGAGAGGAGGTGTTTTATTTATAGATGAGGCATATTCGTTGGGTAATAATCAGGGTAAGGAAAGTAGAGATAGTTTTAGTAAAGAATGCATAGATATATTAAATCAAAGTTTAACAGAAATGCGCGATAACCCAGAAGACTATTTTATTTTAATGATAGCTGGTTATAAAGAGGATTTAAAGAATAGTTTTTTTGCGTTAAATGATGGATTAGAACGTCGGTTTAGTATTCATTTTTCAATGGATGACTATAGTAGTCAAGATTTAATAGATATTTTTAAAAAAAAAACAATTGAAGCTGGTTGGAACGTAGAAGAGACAGCTATTACTACTAATTTTATGGATAGTAATAAAGAGTATTTTAAATATGCGGGTGGTGATATGGAAAGTCTATTTTTAAAATGTAAAATAGCACACAGTAAAAATCTTATTTCTGGAAAAAATAAAAATAAGCGTGTATTGAATGAACTTGATATTCGTGATGGACTAGATATATTTATAAAAAATCCAACTGTTAGTGATAGAAAACAGGATGATACAACGGGAAATTGGCGTAATATATATTTATAAATATATTTTTGTCTATATTTTAAGATTTTCTTCACACCAGTCTAGAACATCTTGAACATAAATATTTGGTATTTTATTAAAATCTATAAGTAATCGATTTAGATTATATCTTTTTTTATATTCTGTATTTTTATTTAAGGCA